CTAAATGAATTATCACAAACGATTCCAGTATCACAACCAAGTATGTTTTCCGATCTATATGCTCTTGATACAGAGGAAAATTCTCCATCTGTTAAAACCTTTCCAGAGAAGTTATGTTCTAATACTAGTGAATCTGTGATGTTTGTATAATCACTATCAGAAACAATTACATCTACAGGAATGTTAATAACCCTAGAAGATCTTGCTCTAAAGACCCATTGACCCACTTGTTCAGACATTGGGGATGTGCATAATTCATCAAACCAAATGAAAACGCCATCTGTACTAGATGCCAATTGAGGTTCACCAACTGTACCATTAGGAAAATCATTTCTAGATATACTAAATGGTAATCTACTAGGATTAAAACCACTTTTTCCTATGTATATATCACCTACATCATATCTGTTCTCTAGGGTGCTATGTACTTTGAGTAATTCAAGATTGGAAAGAATGCTTGAACTTGGTATTCCAATCATTAAACCTTTTAAATTTGTTGACTCTATACTGAGACCAAAACTTAAATTACAACTATAAAAACTATCCGTATAGAACATCTGTGACTGATGATTATCGATTAATATCGATACTAAATTATTTAGTGGATCTCTAGATACTTTATAATCATGAAAATTATTCCAATCTAACACATTAGATTTTTCAAAATTAAAAGCGTTTATTGAATTTGTTATTTCATTTTTTGTTAAAGCATCTACTGATTTATAGAAAAGCCTCAATATTCCTGATGGCAAAGAATTATTAATTGAAGTAGAACTTTGAGCTGATAATGATGTATTATTATTGCCAAATTTTTTAACAGCTAATTTTATAAATGAATCAGGCAGTACATTCTTGTTTAAAAACCCTGAACTTTCATAGAACCCTATAACTTGATAAAAAATTCCATTTGAATCCACCAATATAAATATGTTTGGTTTACTTTCTATAAAGTTATAACTTTCTTTAAATATAGATAAGTCAAATAACTCTGACAACTCTATTGAAATCTGAAGATCTGAAAAATTTAAAGAGTTTTCAATGTTTGTATCTATTGAACAAGAGCAATTCTTTGTGAATTGATATCTATCAAAATTTACAACTTCGTCACCTAAAATTTCATTAATTTCATCATTCTTTGACGCATCAAATGAAAACTCATTTATCTGTGTTAAATTAAACAAAAATCCTGAGGACCTATCTCCATCTGCAATAAATATTGAACCAACATTATATATTGATGCTGGTGATGCCAAATTAAATGGCCATGGGCCCTCTATAATGTTTCCTGGGCCATGTTTTCCAATAATAAAAAACTCTTCGTTTGGATTTTCATTATTACAATAATCAAAACCATTACTAGGGTTGGAAATTATTTTTCTTAAATCATTAAAATGACTTCCAATAAGGTTTACTTTTGCTGTAACAAATAAATCGGATTTTAGCGTTCTATTGAGATTATTTTGCTCTTTATATAAACCATAGGATCCAACGTTAATTCCAAACGTTTCGCTTGCATCTGATTTAAAGTTAAATATACTGATTCCTGAGCCTGTGTTTATTTTTCCAACCTGATTGTTAACAGGAAATAATGACCAGCCATTACTGAAATCAAAAGGATCTGATTTTTCAGTTAATACAAACTTTTCTTTTCCAAAATGATCTAAATCAAAAGTTAAAGTTGCATCATTGTTAATACCTGACCATTCAGGTCTAATCCAAGCCTCCAGAGTTCCCTCGTTTAAATTAATTGATGATAAAGCTGGTATATCAACAACCACATCATCATTAAATTTCAACCCGCCATCAAATTTTCCCTCAGCGAAATTTAAAACACCTTTATAATTTACATTTTCAGGACTTAAATAATCTCGACCTAAAACCCAGTTTCCAAATATTAGTTCATCAATATTTGGGTTAATTTTTGTAAATGACTTAATTAAATCATTATAAGATTGTACAGTTGGTCCCTTAGGAAAGGATTGCAATGTTCCAATTAATGCATCTCTATATAATTCCCTATCAGTATTAATTCCAAAAGATTTAAAAAACGGTATGTTCGTCAAATTTCCAAAATTATTTTTTAAAGCATCTCTTAATGCTCCATACTTATATGTGACAAAATATTGATCACCCTCATTAATAGAATCACTTATACTCCAATCAATAGAGTTGTCACCATACTCATACCATACAGCTATTTCATCTGCAACATAAGCGTAATCAACAAACACAAAACCAAACCTATAATCTATTGCTAGTTCTGATCCTATTGCTGGTATTAAATTTGTTAAATAAATTACCTCAATTAGGCTGCCGCTAGGGAATGGTGCATCTATAGGTATGGTTATTGTCATGCCAGTATCGGTATATTGTATTGTTGGTTTTATTACAACACTGACTTTACCAATAATGGGATCGCTTACGGATGTATTTTCTGCTGGCGTTAATATCGTAATATTTGATAAAATTGTGTCTACAGCCGTAATCAAGAATCTGTTTCCATCTTGATCTAATAAATAATCTTCATTTATATCAACATCAGATAAATCCAAACCTGAAGCTATATCTAACTGTGAAGAACCAATGCCTGATGTAATTGCAACTAAATTTAAATCATCAACCTTAGTTATATTTAAATTTTCATCAAAAATAACCTGATCTGTTGTTGCCAACTTAGCTTTGACAAATGATGTAGCGTTTGCATCAGAAATGGTTAACACTAAATCATTACCATTGTCAACTAACCTTCTCTTTTGACTCTTTTTAAAATCAATAATGTTGTTATTGAAATAAACTGAATTTGCCTCATATAAATTTTTCCCACCATTCTTTTTTAATGTTATTAAATTTTCTGCCGTAGCATCTTCTAATCTCAAGGACTGGTTTGATGATTTTAAATCCGATCCAGTTAAATCTGTTAATTCAAAAATTGAATTAATACTATTTATAGTACAAGGAACTAATACTGTGTAATCATCCAATATCTTACAAATTAAGTGTCTTTCTCCATCTTCGTTTGACGCTTTAGTTTCTCCATCATAAATAGTTAGACTGTGTTCCAAGTCAGTTGGCGTTATAACTTCACTATCATTAGAGAATTTATAAACCTTGCTAGCCTCACTAAGAGACTCAGGGCCATTTCTCTTCTTTGCGACACCAGATACAGCAAGTATATTTTTCTTATTTGTTTTAATACCAGAATAGAAATAATTTACATTTCCTAATTCAATACCTTCGTTTAAACCAACGCTTAGGTAAATTAATCCGCGAGAGTAATCAACTAAATAATCTCCAACCCTCCTTAATTTAGAAATATTTTTATAAAAAATATCATCTTTATTAGATGTTATTAATTGAGATAAGCCACCAGAACTAGATTTATTCAATCCAGATACATCATCTGTATTTTCAAAATACCTTTCTCTTTTAAATAAATTTAAGTCTGAAAATTCCAATGATGTGTTTTGTAAAGTTCCCAAACTATCTAGGTTTTTATTCAAAATTCCTGTTTTTTCCAAACTAATTACATAACACCTAGTTCCCAAAATAACCTGACTACCTACTGATGGTGCTGATGCTGTAGCACTTATTCCTGCAGAGCTTATTTGATTATTTGAATCAGGAAAATCAAAAAAGCTAATGTTTGTATCAGAAACATCTATTTCGTTAGATACTTCTCTAAAAAAATAGTCTGAAGAATTAGACGAAATCAATTCAGCGGGAATTCCTGGCTTGAATTGTATACTATTATTGGATACATTTGAGGTTACAATAACATTAAAAACAGGAGCTATAAATTCACCTATAACTTGAAGACTTTCGTTAGTGACTGTTAAAAATTTTGACTCTTCCCCAAATATATTTTTAATTTCTGGAGATTTTTTACCTGAAAAAGCTATTTCGTTATCAGTATTAAATAATGTATTATATACCTCTCCGGTTGTTTGATTTAAAATTCTAAACACATTGGTGATTGGGGCGTTTTTTGTAGTTATTCTAAATGATTGACTTAATCTATTTTCTACAAACTCTGGCATGACTTCTTTGTGTGATTTGACTAAGTAATCAACACCTTCAGCAAAAGTTTTATCATATCGAATAAAAATTTGAGCCTCTTGATTTGATAAATTCCTATTTTGAATAGCCACGATATTTTGATCGTTTATAGAATAATCTGAAGTGTTTTTAAATTCCCTTCTAAATTTATAACTAACTATAAAATTATTTCTACCTGTTCCCTCTCCAAATTTATCATATCCAACAACAAAGACTTCTCCTGTTTTGTAATTTACAGAATATTCTCCTATTTTTGAAGGAAGATTGCTTGAATTAAAAACAAGTTCTTTTGAAAAATGATTTGGTACACTATCATCATTTTCTGATGTTGAAAAAGTTAAACCTCCAATTGATATAATTTCATTATTTGAATTAACAATTGGGGCATGATTTAAGAAAAAGTTAGTACTATTTGCTGGTACTGATTCATTATCAGAGTTTTCAACTCTTGAAACTTCAACCTGATCTTCTAATATATTTCTTCCTAAATCTTTATAAAGGTAAGATACAATAAATCTATCCAAAATTGTTGGCTTACTAACATTAGAGAACTCAGATAGGAGAACTTGATTTGTATTAAGTTTTTTATATGAGAATGCATAATCTTGATCATAGTAATTATCATGAATAGTATATTTAAATCTTTCTATATCATAATCAATTCCTATGTTACCTTCGCAATCTTCAACATCTGTACTTGATATAAACTTAACACTCAAAATTTTAATAATATTATTTTTCTTTAAATTAAGCAAATATCCATCAAAAGAATTTCCTTCTGTACTAGATGAAATTTCTTCATCAGAGACTGTAACTTCTTGTAAAGAAATTGGGTAGGCTGAAAAAATACGATTTCTTGAAAATTTATTATCTATTGTATAATCTAAAATTTCAAATTTGGGTGCATTACCAGAAGGTTCTTTTGACACTCTTAATATTTCATAAGCATTTTCATTCGCTAAACGATCTGTTGCGCCAGCACTTCTTGTTCTTATTTCATCAACAACATCAACAGATAGATAATTATTACTAAGAACCTCTCCTATTTTCTTTTGCGCCGTATATAACTCATTAGATTGTGCTGATATAATGTTTTTTATTGTTGTATTTTCAATTTCAAACAAACTTGGTATTGAATCAAACATCCTATCTCGAATAGGATTTACATTATCAATGCCTACAAAGAAAAGTTCTCTTGAATTATCATCAAAAGGTAATGTATGACCTCTCAAAGATTCAAATAAGACTTCATCTGTATCTAAAAATTTAAGAAGATAGTAATTACCTGAAACTTGCGGTCTGGTTTTAAGGGTTACCTCTCTATCATTGATAACTACGCTTAACACTTCAAGATCATCCACAGCACCATTTAAAGATATAATTTGAAAGTTTTTTGATGACAAACTTAAAGATAGCGCATCTGTAAAAGATATAATCAACTCTGTTGTCGATGGTATTGAAAATGAAGTTGGTCTAAGTAACATCTTATATATCCTAAATATTTATTAAGTAATTCTAAAATCTTTTCTTGAAATAGAAACGAATATTATTTCGCCTGCCTCTATAGATTCATTATCAAGTGCCTTTATGAATGATTTTCTACCAGAGGAACCATCTTCGTTAAATAACGAAATGTTAACTGAATCAACTCCAGACACAGAGGTTGCCGCGTTAATTACATCAGAATAATCTATCGTTCCACCTAATGTGGTGCTGTTTAACAAATTTGAAACCGAGTTAGATACATTTTCTAAAATGGTACTTGTTTCGCTCAGAACATTCTCATTAATAATCACCTCACCTTTTATATTTACAGTTATAGTAGGGGCTTCTTTTACTAGAACATCTGCAGTTATAGATCTAACTGATTCAAGGTTGGCTGTTACATCTGAAATCAGCCTATTTAAATTATAACGAACTGTTATTCGCTCTCCTTCGACTGGAGCTTTGAATTTATAATTAACAAAATAAGATGTATTACTACCAGGCTGGCTTGTTGGATTTATTATAAGAGATCCTATCAAAGACCCTGAAGGACTTTTGAATCCTGATGATACAGATACCTTATTAATTTTAAAAAATTGTTTATTTGTTATAACCTTTGAATTTGTTGCAAAATACAAATCTTCAAAATCATTACTATTGTAAATTAAACAATTAACTATAATTTTTTCTCCCTCACTAAAGCTTAAAGCATTGTTTGTTGCGGTATTAGGCAATTCAAAATGATAATTTTTAAGACTTTCATCTGTCTCCACTAAACCAAAGCCGTACAGATTTGTATGAAGTTTTTGCCCCATTAATTCAAATGTTTTATTAGAATCATTTAATGATGTAACAAGATCTACTCTTGCGATACCTATATTATTTGGAATTGATGTTAGATTTAAAGAAGATCTTATTGCTAAACCCAAGTCAAAAACTCTTCCTGAAATGGAGTTACCTGCTGTAATAACTAACTCATATCTTGTTAGTGATGTACCATTTATCTTAATTTTTCCTGGTTTTGTGATTCCAGAAACTATTACACTTAACCTAGTTGGACCAAATCTTTCTATGCCATATATAGAACCTTCCGAATTAAATTTATAAAAAACTGGTTGATTACTTCCGGTTACTGTAGATAAATTTGAATTAAGTAATGAATTAGAATAATCCGATCCACTTACTGGTAAACTAGTAAACGATTGTGATGGAAGTAAATTTGTTATTTCTGCAACATAATCAATAAAAACTTCTTCTTCTGTTAGAAAAGCTGAATCTACATTTGATAGTACATCATTTCCTGATAATATATCTGTAGAAGGTAATGTTATTATATCATTTGAATGTGATCCATCACCATTACTAATATTAAAGAATTCAATCTTATTATAAATAACAGTTGCGACACCAGAAATATCCGCGGGACAGTCAGATGGTAAATAAATAGTCCTACCTGAGAAAGAACCGTCATCAGTTATTGTTTTGTACAATTCGACTCCAGATGAACTCTTAATTGATACTATATCATCAATAGCATCATCACCTGAACTTATCTCTAAACCTAAAACTTGATCTCCATCACTACCATTTACTAACGATAGAGTTGCTGTTGTAGTTAGGGCTGAATAAACAGAAACAACTCTGCTAATATTATTAGCTACCTGAATTTGATATTCAATTCCACTCTGATCTCTTTCAATAACTGACTTTTCTGAAAAAACACCATTACTTACACCCCAATCGATAGAATCACTTACCGAACTATCTTTAAACTGAACCCCTGTATATTCCCCGTTAAAATCAATAAATTTATCAAAATAAAGTCTCCACACATAATCTACACTTAATACATCTGCGCTTGATGGTAGTGTTTTCCCTGATATATAAACCTCTCCACTTGTATTAGTTCCTGTTTCTGAATTAATATTCTGTGACTCAACAACATAAACTTCCCCTGTTGTTTTATTAACAATTCTGGTAACAGTGGTTATTGGATAATGATTTAATTTAATTAATCTTCTATCGGCAGAACTAACACTTGAGTTTTCTCCAACAATTGATATATCTTGAAAAACATTTAGAATATCTGACGTGCCAGTAAATCTTAATGCGTCAACACTATTTTCCGACTGTTTTATTACACTTTCTGCATCCACCTCTTTATAGCTTGATATGAATTTTATTTTATCAAAACCAAACGGACTCCCTCCTGTTTCAACGTTATTATCTTTCACCAATTCAAAATTGCCTACTACATTACCATTAGAATCAAGACTTTTTTCTGCAAATATTCCTGAGCTACTACCAATAACAGAAATGATCGATTCGGCTGGTTGAAGTGGGAGAACTCCATTTTTAAAAGCTTTGACTCTCCTTTCTTCTGAAGTTAGTGTTATATCAACATTACTTTGCCCTAATATGAAGTCATTTCTTTCATCAGAAGCACTGCCTGAGCCAGATTTATCTGTAAATATATAAGACTCAACGATTTCTTCTGTTTTTTTTCCTAAAATATACAAATCAACCTTGCCACCAGTGCCAGAATTTAAAATCCTAAAACTGCCATCATTAACCTCAATAGTCTCTGTACCATCTCTTAACATTAAAGTGTTTCCTGGTTCAATAACTACAGCATCATTAACTCCACTTACACTAATCGCTGCATTCCTATACCCAAACGATGTTCCTGTATTAGAACCACTAAAAATTGCAAAAATTCTTGATTTGAATGCTGCGTCACTTTCTTCATTTGTTCCGCCATTAAATGATTTTAAATTTGTTATTTTTAACCCATCAGATAATGTATGTTCAATTAATTGAAAACTTGATATATTACCTGAACTTCCAGAATTTATTGCTCTAACCGGAACCTCTATTGCATAACTATCATTTATACCAGCCAAATTTAATGCAGACCTCAGTCTGGAAGCTGTTGCCGAAAACCTATTTTTTTCAGCCGATGTCATAATATAATTACCTATTGTTTTAAATTGCAATCCATTACGAGAAAATACACCTGTATTGGCAGGGATTGGTATATCTCCAACAATATCATTAACAGTAAATACTGCTATACCATTAGATGGGGAACCTGAATTTTTACTCATACCAAAATTACTAGCCCAACGTTCTAAGTCTTTACCTTTTGCAGAATCCGGTGATTGCTTTTCCGAAACTAATAGTAAGCTTCCATGGAGCTTTTCTATTTGATCAGCTGGTATGTCAACAAAAAGGTCTCTTGATACAGTGCCAGGTTTTGTATCTAAATTAGGCTGAGTTAACCTAAGTCTCTCTAAAATAGAGTTCACAATTTCACTAAAAGATCTAAATATTGCCACGTTATATCCAGTTAAATAATTCTAATTGTTAAACTTTCTGTAATAGGAGTCATAGCTCCTGTTTGAACAGTAATGAAAATATTATATAGCCTTGGGTCAATATTATCTCTTTGAACTGAAGAATCAATTAATGCCAATATACGCTCTCCAGGAGTTATAAATTGCTTTCTAGACTGTGATTTTTGTAATGCTATTAATTTATTAACAGAATCTCTGACAGATGATTGCAAATCCAATTCGAGTAATTCTTGATCGGCAACCATACCTATGCTTAATGAACCAATTTCACTGCCATAAGAGGGATGGTATTTATTTTCCCCCAATTTTGTTAATAATATTTTAATGATATCTTGTCGAAGTTTCCCGTTATCTACAACAATGTCCATTAGACCATCTTGTGATATAGACAGATCTCCATTTTGGATTTTTAAATCAAAAGACATTTATTTTAAATCCTTGCTACTACTTTATTAAATAATAGAAAAAAAATAAAACTAATCTCTCCTTTCATCATTGTCAAGTTCATTAATAAACACTTTGTATCCATCAATTACTAACTGTGTAAATTCATTCAGGGCATCGACTGTATCAATCTTGTCTCCATCACCAGGCAAAAGATTTTTAAATTCCCCATTTTTAATTCTATCGTATTGAGATTTAGATAGTAGCCCTAATAAACCTTCCTCTGATATAGTAAACATTGCTAACGCAAATACGGCAAGATCTATTGTTCCTATACCAATATCAGTTCCTAATATCACACCGATTTCTTGTGCTTTCTTTTCTATGTTAATTGCCGCTTGTTTATTTCTGCTTTCTATAATCTTCTTTAGATCTTCATCAATTCTTTTTCTTGGCACATCAATAACACTTATTAACCCACTCATCATATGAGAATTATGCATAGATGAACTTCTCTGTGTTTGTGATTGCAAATCCATAACTTCGGAATTATCCCCTAACAAAAATAATATAGAGTCCTCAATTAATTTTTGTTGCTGTAAAACCAATAACGAATTTTCACTAATAGCCTCATCAGGAGCTTGTTCTTCAGTTCCTGTCATTTGAACGGCAGCCTCATTAGAAGCTATATTTTCAACCTGTCCTGTTGATGCATCTTCGTCTATTGGTAATCTTCGAGATTTTTCCATTTCATTAATCATAATATCTATATCAGAATATAATTTCTGCGCTAAACCAGATATGGCACTCCTTAATCTTAATATAAACAAAGATTCTAGTACACCAAAGTTATCAGGAATAACTTCCACACCACCTGATTCACTCCCAATTTCGTAATTGATTGAAAAATCATCTATATTACTATCGTCGGATTTTAAAAAAGTATTTGAGCCACTTATTTTATCTAAACGAATTCTTATTACACTCTCTAATAATGTAGGTCTAATATTTGAATTATTAATCTTTCTATTTTTTACAGAAGAGAATGGAGTTGATATAATTTTATCAGGCTCATTTATATATCTTGATATTTCAATATTTTGAATAGGTGGTAATAATAAATATGAAAATTTCCATAAGTCTTGAGATATTGACGCTATCCCCACCTTAACTTCTTCTAAAGAAGAATTATTATGTAATTCTTCTATTTTTGTTGTTCCTATAGCATTACCAGTATAAGGATCCAAAAAAGGTTCGGTTTCCGAAGTTCTCATTATTTCTGTTGGTGTAAATGTAGCAATTTCTCCAGTTGACTTATCGAACAACTGATTTGTTGCTCGATCTACAATTGTGTCTAATAAATTGGCAATTTCATCCATTGATAAGTTTCTTATTGATATGGTATTACCAGCCAACTCAGATTCTGTTTTTTCTGAAATGTTATAAATACTATTGTTTATTAAAAACTTTCTAGAATCTCTATTTTTTTGTCTCTCATTTAAAATAGTATTTTTCACTTCTTGATATGACAAATTTAAAGCATTACCAGTTATTGGATCTATAGCTTTTAATGTCTGAGAACTTCTTATTTCACTATCTTCTTGTGTTAAACCGAATTCTGTTAAACCAACTGATGGCATACCAAGCATTCTCATAAATGCATTTTCATAAGACTCTTGTGTAGCAACTGTATTGGAAAAATCAACATCAAATTGATTTGTGTCACTATTTATAAAAAAATCAATTGGTAGATAACTAGATCTCATCTGACGAATAGCTTTAGCTATTGATAAAAATTGCTCCGTAACTTCTTTTGATGAAGCTTCTTCTTTATAAGCATTTATTAATGATTCTAAATCTAAATACCTATTAGAACCTTCTCCCTGTTGCTGTTTTGAAATTCCAAATGTTCCATTTAGAATTTCCTCTGCACTTTTAATTCTTGTTTCCAAATCCCTATTGTCTGACATTAGTTCTCCAACGCTGACCCAAAAGCTTGTGGATCTGTAATAATGTTATCTCCTCCACCACCCTGCGAAGAAATAAATGTTCCTTCTTGAGAAGAATTAACAAAATATATAGTTATAATACGATCAACTTTTGTTAATGCGCCCAAAGGTGGAGATGATGATACTGCTTGAGTTAAATTATCTGGAACACAATCAACATCAGAAGCTGAATTCGTAGTATCTAAACCAGAATAAGTTAAAGCCTGTATTGTTCTATCACAAATTCTTGCTCTAAGCTTTACATTCCCTACCTTAGATGCAGTTAACTTTGCAATATATGATGTTCCTGACTTAATTACAACATTATTATTTTCCAAGATAAGATTTGCACTCCCAGTCGTGTCACTAATAATATCTATTGATATTCTTTCTGTCAAATCACCAATAATTTCTTTATCATAACTATCTCTAGGAATAATTTCAATATGTGCAATTTTACCAACTTCAATATTTGCGTTATCACCAATTCCTGCAGCGTATTCTCTAGCTCCTGTAAATGCTGGACCTATTGAATCGAAACCATCTAGTATTTCTTCATCAATATCTCCGTTTACAAACTCATTCGATGTTGATAAAGTATTATCTTCAATAACTTTAAATGAAGTATTCAGACTATTAACCACGTATTTACAAATTTGATCCGCAGAACCCTCTAAACATGATATAAGATCATCATTGGCTCCACTAAACTTATCTATATCAATCTCAACTAATGGCAAAGAACCTGCAGATTGGGCATCTCTGACACTTGAAACAAGACCTTTTGCTAAAGTTAGATAATCCTGTAAACAGTTCTGAGAATTTGATATTATATTGGTGATATCATCAACATTATTATCTTCAAAAGGAAAACTGTTTATTGATGATGTTGAACAAAATTGTTGTAATTGATCAGCTGCCTGTCTCATATCAAAGAAATACATTTGCGGAAAATCAAAAACTTGAATTGTACCATCATCTGTAGATGAGTCATTATCTGTATCCAATTCAACATCTTCTCTTGAGAATTTTAATTTAGGTGCTGACGAAGCATTAACTATTTCTGCTGTAATTTTTGAAACGAAACCATCATCATCATATTCTATTCCATTTTGAATTATAAAATAAACATTAAATTCATCATCCATAATTACCAATTTAGGAATGTTATCAAATGTTCTTGTTACAGATTCTGTTCCAGTTTGAACTGGAATACCCGTTGTTTCGTCCGTTGTAAAAACTGGAACGTCAATATTTATAATCAATGGTTTAACTGATGCCGTTTTTTCAGATGTATTTATATTCAAAAATTCTTCACCATCTACTGGACTATAAATGTTGCCAAAAGAAGATATTTTTATTTCTCCATTAATATTTGAAAAAAGTGCTAGAGTACTATCTGCCGTTTGATTTGGCTCAATATTTTTGGAATTAAGAGTTGTTGAAATACCCTTTCCTTTAAAAAGAAATTCTACTTGTGTAGGATTTCCAGCCTTCTTAGAAGTTTTTGTAAAAGCTGGAGCCATGGTTGCATTAAATTCAACCCCATCGTTACCAATATTGGTCCCCCTAAGACTGTCAGGATCGAGAGCCATAGAATTCAAATATGAACCACTGACCGTATTAGCAATAACCAATCCAACCGTGGGCTCAATTAAATAAGGAGAACTTGTACTCCCTTCCTCAGAGTCCGTTGAATAAGATTGAGCTATTGGTAACATGACATCAGGTATGACAAACAAATCAGGTGCAGCAATACCTGCAACTATGCCTGCCAACATAGTTCCATCAACACCACAATCAGCTTCACCTCCAGCCGGATTTATATTACATGGAAATCTAAAAATTAGCTGTAACAATTCTAAGAAAATTGATAAAATTGATAAAATTGGTTCTAAGAATGATAAATCCGCCTCGATCTCGAACAAATATTCTGATAAAGTCTCTTCTAAAGATTTTATTGCTGTAAAATTTATTGGTTTTTGAGCCGCTAAGTTAATTGCTCTAGCTATTTCATTTATTGCTGTTATTGTAAACAATATTTTGTCAATAACACATTGCAATAACTCTAACAAATGTAGAATCAGCTGAAGAAACATTACTGGTATTGAAATTTGTGGTAACAACAAAATTAAATCATATAAACATTGAAATAATCTGATAACTGATTTTGCTATCTTAACTGGATTTAACAAAGAACAAATGACATCAATAATACAAAATATAACCTGAATAGGAATCATTAGTACTTGAAAGCCATTTAGTGATATTTTCAATTCTGCTAACAAATGAAAAGAAAAATCACAAAATGATTTTATTAAATCTTTCGGAACATTTGCTTTATCTAAAACAATACTCGCAAACCGTAGGGGGGCATCCTTTAGTTTATCAATTAAACCCTGAACATCAGGAATTTTATCTTTTAATGGTCCTGATAACATATCTTGATAAATCTCATCCAAATCAATAACAAAGTCTCTACCAAGATTCAATTTCGCTCTATTTCTTGTCGAGTTATCTGTAGAAGCACAAACAACAAAACAATTGTCTTTTACCAAAAGAGCTTCCGGGGCTTCAACTATAGCTATATACTCTCCTGGAGTACTCGTAGATTCTGGACGACCTCTTGGCTTTAAAACTATATCATCTAATTTAATGATAAAATCTCTATCTGTGTTTTTAACCAAAAATTTATATTTTTTTCCAACAGTTATTGGTATTTCATTACCAGAACTTAACTTTATTGGCTCTTGTTCTTCTTCCCCAATAGAGATTACCTCAGGAACATTATATTTTATTGATGCTAAACCATCTAATAAAATATTTCCAAATAATAATACTGTATCTTTTGTTTCATTTAATAAGTAACTTCTTGAATTAAATGTTCCGGCATTATTTATTACAAAATAATTTCTTACTAATTCAGAAACGTTACCTTCTGCAATTTCTGGCAATAGAGAGCTTATTTCATTTAAATCCTGACTATTAAATTTAAAACTAGATGATGCTGTTGATTTAACATTAATGTTTGAAAAACATTTATGTGTAATTTCTTGTTCAGTATTTGTTGGATCAAAAATTAAACCATCAGTATCAGAATTTGGAAAAATTGAATCTAATAAATTTGTCTGGTTTTCTGCATTGCCAAGTAATCCAGATGTTTTTTGACTTGTTAAAAAATCTCCTAAATTAGGTATTAGCTCCGAATCTGAGATTTCCACATTTAATGTAAGAATTCCCGTTCTATCATCAATAGAAAATGATGTACTGTTTGTATTTTTTACTACCGCCGTAAATTGCCCTGAATATGAAGAGGTTGCGTAATCAGAACCAAACCTTTTCTCATTTTTTTCAATAACAAATGGTAGCACTCCATCTATAACTGATGTTATATTATCCAATATAAATAATAACTTACCTGACCCAATACGAATAGGTTCTTTTGATATTTTTTTTGAAATATCTATTCCACCTAACTTTATTTTATATCTCTTTCTGAGGAAACTTTCTTTAACACCAGATATTATCAAAGCTATTCTATTTATCTTGTTAAAGACATTAATTCCACCAGGACTAAAGTCTGTAGTTCCAAATATGTCTTCTGAAAGAAAGAATGGGTTGCCTGCAAAAGATGTCGTTATTGAGGAATTACCAGTGTCAGCCGCAAGCCCTAGGACTGTTGCTGGTTCTATAAAAGCAGGCTCTTCTGAACTTCCTAACTTTAGTAAGGAGTAATCTTCTGATGCAAGAGTTAATTCTGTAGAATTACCAAAAATTTCTTTCAAAGATCTTCCTGAAAACAAAAAATACCCTGTTTCTATATTTTGTAATCCTGAAAAGTTATACATAGAATATGCCTGCCCAGGGAATTTAAGTGACGAGCGCCGGGCGGACATTGGATCCTTAACAAAGTCAGATAATAAGGATGAACTTAATTTATATTCTATATTTAAAGGCAACAATAATCTGCCTACCGATGTCGTGATTACACCAATATTTTCCGGGAAAGAAACTTTTGATAGAATCTCATTTGCGGAATTAGACTCAGGGAGAGCTAAATAAGCAAAGACATCGCTACCATCTTTGAATATTTTTGACTTAGATTTTATCGATATTGTTGCACTTTGACCATTTTTAAACAATGGAATTCCAACAATAGGTTTTGTTCCAAAAACAGCTGACGAAACCTCACCATCCTGAAACTTGGTTATTAAATTACCCTTTATAGGTCTTTCGTCATTAAAGTTACTAACCAAATATATAGAATCTTCTGAAGAAATAATGTTGGATCCAGAACCTTGTATTGTTACTATATAAGATTGATTCGCTAACAACCCAAAACTTTCCATACTTCTATTTGAAAAATCTAACAAGATTGCGGAATTAGTAGGTTCAGACATAACCCCATCTCCTGGCACAAATATGAATATAGAACCTGTGTCAGAATTAACTAATTTAACCTGCTTAGCGTTACCAAGATCTTCGCCTAAAATTTCTATAACAACTGGGTCTGCTATTATTATTGGAATAGACCCCACAAAACCATTTGGGTTTATTTTTGTTATAGATGGCGTTGCATCTTCTAACACAATATTAGGTCCACTTATTCTTGTTATTTGTCCTAGTGAATCACCTACATACGCAATGTATTCGATTGCGCCATCTAAATCTTGTATATTCAGATCACTAAAATCATTGAAATTAAATGTAGCAACATAATTTCCATCCTGATTTTTACTAGGTATTGTACTAATCCACTTACTTGGAGTAATTTCATAAAACTTTGGACGGGTTGAATTTAAAATTTCTAAAACACCATATGAAGAAATATTAAAATACCTACTATCGTTTTCTGGTAAATTTTCGCCATTATTGCTTAATATCATCTCTGGACGATTAGCTTCCCCAAAAATAACATTTGCATCCTTTTGTCCAAAAAAAGGAAACCCATTATCCACTAAACTATCGCTTGAAGAACTAAAACCCGGATAATACAGGTCCACTTTATTTCTATAATAATTTAAGTCCGAAATTGCTGGAGAACTATTTTCATTTATTGTTGCCGTCCTATTTTCAGTACTTTGAATTGGTTTTGTTAAAACTGGAACGGAAAATAACTCTATTGTGTTACCGAAACTAGATATAGTTCTTCTTTTTGAAGCTTTTTGATTCTTAACTACTGGTGAGAGATAGACCCTCACACTTTCATCTTCCGCTAGTTCAAAAACTATATCTAAATTAGATAGTTTTGGAAATTCATGTTGTTGATCTCCAACAAAGTTAGCCAAAGGAGCCTGTTTAAATGAAGAAATTTCTAATCTTGAAATAGTCGATTCTATTAGAAATTCAAACCAAAGACTACTTTGTGATGAAATAACACTACTACCCATTCCTGCTGAATTTCTACCTGACATATCAGGCATCTTAATATATATTCTTCCATCCATTATTGTATAATAACCACCAATTGATGGTGTTGTATTTTGCCCACCTAAAACATCTTCATTTAAATTTACGATAGGAAAAAATTCAAGAATAAGATCAACTATATTAGGTTCATTTCCACCTATCAATGGAAAAGAAGGAAGCTCAACATTTAGAAGGGTTGAAGAACTTTGTACAATTTTATTATTTAAATCGTTAGCCAATGTTTTTAAATCACCATACGTTCTACCTGATACACCAACTATATCTGCAAAAGATACCGAGTCTAATAAATTATCTAATATTTTAGAAAATGCTTCAACAGGAATAAATCTAAACTCACATACCCGATTCATCTCTGGGGAAAAAATTCCATCTTTAATGGTTGATGAGTCTTCGCCATTATATATAGATAAATATATTGATGGTGCTCTTAATTTATTTTGTTTGTCATCAACAACTTTAAGATTTCTTCTTGCAATATCAAAAAGAGCATTATTTACAAGAACTCTGGATTTAACAAGATCTTCAATTTTGTTTTGAAGATTTAATCCCTGTAATGAAGATAAATTTTTAGTTAAAATATTTGAAACATTTATAGAAGAACTTAACTTTAGATTTGATGCACCAAAGCTAACTACCGAACCGCCCGCTAAAGGCAAAATAGTCTGTGATCTTGGAAACTCAATTTTATAAGCAGAATCAATCTTTGTTGAGTTAACTCCATCACCACAATTAACTGGCAAACTATCTACACAGTTATCTGTTGTTTGCTTAGGAACTAAACTTGATAAAATCGATGACATAATTAAGAATTCCTCGTTGGTGGTTTAGCAACATTCATTGCACCTTTTGGACTTACTGTCTTGACTTGGACGCCCTTTATAGTTACATCACTATCAGAACTTTCCATTAAAATTGGACCTTTATTTCTAATAATCATTGGTTTTTCGCTCATCATACCTGCTATAACAAAACCTTCTTCACTCATTGATATAATCAAATCTGAATCAGATCCAGGATTCCCTCCACGTTCGGGAGTGTCTCCAGTAAATTGAGTGCTAACAAATTTTTTATCAACCACATTCACTCTCAACTCAAATCTTCCTTTATTCATCTGTTTTTCTTCTGAGGAACTATTATTATCATAAGAACCACCAATATTAAGCAAAAAATCTCCATCCGTTTGCATGACCATAGAACGACCATTTTTATCCTTACCTAACCAAGATATTATAGATCCTGCTGTATCCAAAACTAAACTTTTTTGATCATAATTATCCTTTCCTATTGAAGCTTCTATAGAACCTTCTAAATTAAAATGAGCACTTTTACCACCTACTGGACGAGCAGGCTCGCCGCCATTTGAAATTTCCGCATTAACCTCATCACCTGATATCGAAGAATTAAAAGCATTTGAGTATGGTGGGTATTTATTCTCATCAAGATAGGATTTACCTGCTATTAAAGTACCTACACCATTTCCATCGCTTCCTCCTCCAGAATAAATGGCCGGAGGACCAGGCTCTATTGCTACTACGCCCATATATGTCGGAAAATCTGTTTTTCCTTTGCTTAGGAAACTTCTAAAGGATTCTAAATCAGTTGTTTCTTCAGTATTTAAACTATTAGGTATTGGCACCTCAAAAGGCTTCATGACTGATAAACCCTCTGGAAACCCTGCATCATTTAAAAATCTTGGTGGTATATTAACTATTTTTATAGTATTTGCAATTAATCTTTCTGCTGCAGCAAACATATTATGATATTTTGTTGTATTAACCCTAACCTCTGTTACTGTAGAATCATTCTGTGTAGGGAAGTAAGGAGATTCATCACCAACATTATACCTTACCCCAGTTTTTCTGTGAGTTATACCTTGAGCATTTTTATCAGGATAAACAATTTCCCCATTTTCATCTCTAAGTGTTACTGGTACTGGCTCGATAAACGATGGATTGCCATATGAAATATTTATTGAATCACCTGCACCAACGAAATTGGCTGAAGATACAAAAGGAATGTTTCCCGTATCTGATGATGCTGGTATGTTAACTTTCAACATACCCTCCTTATCAAGGTCCCAAACAAAATTTGTTTGGGATGTACTTTTATCTGTCGATCTAGAATTAGTTGCGAGTTGAAAATGATATCCAATACCTCTTCGACTAATTCTTCTTGCTCTATCATAATTTATAGCTATTTGATCATTTGGTACACGGTTAGATTCTCTGCCATATAATAATGTATTATAATTAATATCCAAAACATTGCCATTTATATCAACAACGTTACCACCTATAACTTCTATCAACTCATGTTCCGCCAAATGAAGAGTATTACCCTGCTCTCTATTTCTAGAATGTGTTTCAGCATTATCAAATGTTTTTAAATCATTTAGAGCTCTTTTAACTTCATTATCAAAACCCGTAAACATATAATCTGTTGAAAATTCATTGATTACCATTCTATATTCTGCCATCTCAACATTTCTTTTTCTATTTAAATAACTTTTTCGCAAAGGTTGACTGCCAGTAAAAAAAGCGTATGGAGTTGTATTTTTTGCATAATTAGGATCTGCAAACAATGGAGTTTGTGTTAAGTCAGGTTTTGGAAATAAATTTCTATGTATTCCAGACATTCTTCTTACTGACCCAGATATTGTTTTTGAGGCATTTGAATATGCAACAATATCCTCAGATGAAGTCAGAAATGAAGATCTTGAGTTGTTTTTCTTTAAGTATGTACCTCCACCATTAACGGTGTTAATAATAACATCACCTTTTTCATTTAAATCTATTTCAGATCCCTGATCTCCACGCAAAATTAATTGACCTTCTTTTAATGAAGGGTAAGCAAATGTTCCGTTTGGAACATCAGATGGTTTTCTTTTTTGAAAAACGTCCTGATGTAAATTTGGTTTTGGTATAAGTCCTGTTATTACCGTTACATCTCTACTTTTTCCTGATGTAAACATAGCAACAACCCTTGTTCCTATGTGAATTCCATAAAACATGCCAGAATTACCATTTCCAGCATAATGTGGTAACGGAACTTCTGAAATAGTTGAATCAGAATTTGCATCAATTGGACTTAGTGAACAGGTACCATTTCTATAATTTATAGAAACAACTATTGCCTCAAATATTTGCTCTGAAAAGATCATTATTTAAATCCAATACTAATATCATTTTGTTTTTGAATACCAACATCGACAGCATTACTAATATCTAGTATACCAATTTCAATTATATTTGAGACCTTAAAGGAAATTGATGAAATTAATTTATTTTCCGATTTAATATCAAGCCAACTTCTTTGCTTTGGCCCTCCCTTGGGAAAAATTGCTTCATAATCACCAAGACCAACTAATTTACTATCCAAGACTTGGGCGTTTAAAAGACTTGGATTTAAAAATTGAATTTCGCTTGTGCTTCCATTATCTTCCATGTAAACAATTTGCTCTGCAAGTTTATCATTAGGTATTGATACAATAGGAAGTCCATTTGGCAAGATCATTGGAACCACACCTTTTGTTGTCCCTACATCAACACCTATTCCCCGCCGAACTCCAGCCGATGTATCTAATATATCATCAATAATGCTTGTTGGCTTAGTTTGTGTCAAAGTAACTGGTTCTTGTAACAACTTTTTAACTATATTAAGATTATTTCTAACAATTTCTTCATCAGGATCTGATCTGCCTCTAACAAATCCCCTAATAAGCACAATTCTATTGCCTATTAATAGGCTACTTAAATCGGCCATCATGTTAGTAAACCTTACTGCATTATCTTTGTAATCTAATAAAACAGAAATGTTTTCATCAGTAATCTCTACATTTTGTGGAAACACCAAACTACTATCTGGCTGTAGGGTTTGATAATTGTCATCTCCTTTTTGATTTCTATAAACAAGTATATTTCCTGCCATAGGATCTTTTGTAAACTGTTGCCCGATTACATCTAATGGACTAGGTAAATAATTTCCTGGTGGGTGGCCAAATTCTAAATTTAATGTTGTTGTGAAAATTTGACCAATTTCATAATCATGCTGAACACCTCTTACATAATACAAAAGACCTTTGCTTGGAATATAAACAACATCTCCGGGTTCATAATATTCATTACCAACAATAACAACATTACCTTGATTAATCTTAACTCTTTGAAGTTGAAGCTCTAAGATGGCATATGGTTTAGCCTGTAATTCAGAATCACTTGCGAATGGGAGAGATCTGTTGCCGCCATGCTTATATCCATATTGCCTCCATAAATCAAAATCTGTAGCTCCTGCCCAAAAATACCTTTCTTGATATGCAGATTGCAAAGAATCACCAACAATAGGTGCATCACCAACTACGTCTATTCTACAAAAATCTGGTGGTTGTTCTGTGTATGTACAGCTGATTATATCTTCATCATAAATGATATATCTTTTTCCTGAACCTGGCCCTAATAAATTTTTTGTATCATCCTCAATTAAATGATCAAATAAAGTCCCTTGGTTAACATCACCTGTAAAAATATCAGTTATTGTTTTTACAGTACTACTTGCTCTATCTAAAACATCAATAATTTTATTTGTAGAATTAATAACGCCTGATAGAAGACCAGTAGCTTTAGCTTCCTTTATTGCTGTAAATTCCCCTGATAATATTTCTTCAACTTGTTCCAACTCATCTTGTTTTTCTTGATTTCTTTGCAAGATAGTTACCAAATTATCCCGATCTGATATGGTTTTTTGTAATTTTTGTAAATAATTATTAGCTTTAGTTATATTATCAGTTTCAGAAGAGGATGATGTTGAATTATTATTAAATATAAAATCAGATGTCTGGAATTTTCCACCATTTGTAACTAAGTCTGATGCTGGATCTATTCCAGATATTTTAACAAAATTTTCTCTCAATAAATTTAGATTTGAGGCGTTTGCAATTTTTATTGGATTAACAGATGATGGTTGTGTTGCCACTGTCAAAAGATCATTTGTTAAGCCAACACTCTCTTGAAATATGGGATCAAATGAACCCAATAATGTTGTTGTATCTCCATTTAAAATATCTCCGTTCTTCCCTAATCCAGCCTCTAAGTTCAACCCATTACCAAGAACTTGACTTCCTGTGTCAATAATATTACCTATAGAAAATTGAAACTTGCCATCAAGAAGATCTAGCTGCCCAGATGCTCCTACTTCATTTACACCAAAAAATTTTAAACTAGCTTTGCCTGAGGCTGAACCTGCCAGTAGAATGTTATTACTAACACTAGGATTGAAATTAGGAATTAGGGTTCTGTCTGGGTATTTATTCAAAAGCAAGCTAAGTAGCACTATTCTGAGGTTTAGACTATGAATCTCCATTCTTAGGCTAGAAGTTCTTGATTGAAAAATCTGAGTTAGAAACTCAGGAATAATACTCTTGTTAGTATCTTGGCTTATCTGAAATAGTCTTTCTAAGACTGTAAGTGGAGTTTTATTCCATTGTGGCGGACGAAATTCCAAATGCCCCTGTGAGTTGCAAAAAAATTCAAGATTAATAAATTTGGCTGCCTCAGAACATTTATCATAAACACTTATAAAGTTGCCTTTAAAAATTTTATAATCAGCATCTTTTATTTTAAAAATAAAAGGACGTATATCTGTTTGTTCATCATATTGATCTGAAACGATAAATAAATTTTGATCTCTGTTTAATCTAACATCTTCAATTCTTCTTTGTGCTCCAACCAAAGTCATGGCTCTAGTGATTTGATGATCAGCTGTATAATTTCCTGTTAGTGGTAAAGTCTTGCTTTTTCCAAATAAATTAAAATTTTGTGTGATAATATCTGAAGATGATACAGTACCACTGCTCATTAAAATATTTATTTGTTCTGATATGCCACTTTCAATAGATCTTCTTTCCTCTATCAAGGAATTTAATAATATTCCACCAGCATTATTTGAGCTCTGTAGACGTCTGATTAACGCATCGAGTTGAGCTCTTCTTTGTTGAAGTTGTCTAACTTTTTCATTTAATCCATTTCTTAATATATTTGAATTTGCTGTTTGTAATAATGTTTGACTACTCATTGTAATCATTCTGTATGGCCTAAAGTTTCCGAAATGATTATTTTGTCTTTTTACAACATCTAATACTGCAGCTAATGGATCTGATGAATTAAGACTACCGTTATTTTGACTAATGTTGTGAGCTTGGTATGCTTGATTAACGAAGGTTTCAATATTATAGGGTTGACCAACTATCAAAATGCTTAATATATTTGCTATATCTAAATTATTTAACACATCTTGAGCAACACTTAGTCCATACACTTGATTATGTAAAGCTTGTGAAACTTCATGCTCATGATAAGGATCAATTATATTGACCCCAGCTGTTGCTGTAATAATACCTTCTTTCCAACGATACACTAATCCATGAGGATGCTGTAGAACCTTAGTTCCAGATAATGAACCACCCTTATTATATTGACCTTGAAGTAAATTGTTTTCTGTCGCTATTTGACCATTTAATATTCCTGAATCATAAAAAAGTAATCCATTTTTTATTAAATATTTATTTTCTTCTAATAATTGTGGCCCTGATGCAGATAAAACACTTCCTGTGGCGTCAACCTTAATCTCATAAGGCGTGAGAGGATCTTCTAAAATACCTTGTGGATCTTGTAAGGCTGGTGTCATCATAAACCTAGACCAAGTTAACCATCCCATATTATTTGTACATGAAGCTTTCAAAACCCATCTTCCGTTACTCCAAGACTCACTAATATTAGTGATATATCCGCCATATACATGGCGCATACCAAAAGAATTATCTGAAAATTGTCTAATGTTTTTATATGTTTCTAAATCTATATTGCCATTTGTAAATAATATCCTTTCAGCTTCAAAAATAGTTTCGTCTAATGAGAAAAAATCTTTATCTAAAATATTGTTTTCTTTAGAGAAATCTTGTACCGTCTTATTGCCCCGAATATAAAAATGGACTCCATCACCACTGCTTACGAAAGGTTTGCCTAAATAAAATAATCGCAATCTATTTCTAATATAATTAACATCAATATCAGGATCTAGATTTCCCAATCCTAACAATTCAAGCCCAGCACCGAGTACACTTCTTGCATCAATCGGTGGCGCCTCAGGATCAGATAAACTACTTAATAATCCGATAGTTCCAACTAAAGCTTCTTCTATGGATAATTCTATATCTTCTTCATTAACATTCATTACTTGATAAGGATCTTCTAATGAGAAACTTGCTCCAGTTGGCTCTGTGTTAAGATTTGTCTCTGTGTTAAAACCAGAATACATGCCTATTTCAATAACTCCTGTACCAGGACCTGTTTCATAATTATCAATATTATTTGGATCAACAATCCATGTTGTTAATTGTAAATTTCCAGCAAATGAATTTCTTTCTAATAAAAGTAAAACATCTTGTTTTAAATCATCATATCCTAAGTTAGATAGATTTTCAGAAAATAAATTTACAACCTGATTAAACAAACTTGAATTTAAATTAGATTCACTTGGCAAAACTAAATGTTTTGCATTATCTAATAATGACGCAAATAATGATAAATTTACCTCTGAACTTTGTTGAAAGTAATTCTCCACTTTAGTTAAGCTTTCATAAGCTCTTATTTGAGCTACTTTTAATGCAAAAAGAGCTTTCGTAGCTCTTAGCAACATTTTTTCGGTTCTATCTAGCCACTGTAAATCATTAGTGTCTTTAAACGAAGAAAATGCCTTCTTTTTTACCAAAATTGATGCTTGTGGAGCGAGATTAACTATTTTTCTTTCGTTAGGCGAAGATGCGGTTACTTTATTTTCACCCAAAAACATGGAAACACCGTCACCAAACAAATTACTTTCATTATTGGAAGAATAATTGATAGCATATTTGCCATTTAATATATCCGTAAATATATTGTTAATGCTTGAGGATATTGTGCTTCCGTATTTTTTTTTAGACATTACTTATTACCTTTGATTATTCCATTTCTACTTAATGGAACTGCATTAATTACTTTTTTTTGAGATTCTTGCGTTTCCTTTATTTTGGATGTTGCTGAATTGATTATATCTGGATTTGATTGATTTAACTGTCCTTTAAAAATAACTCTTTCTGAATTTGTTTCAAAAGAAAGTTCATTTGGTTGCGGACCATCCCTTGGTATAGAAGCAGAGATTGGCTGACCGCTACTATCAACAGGACTTCTATGCCATGGCATAAAATTAGTTCTTGTTCCGCTCCTTTTAGTTACCATAAATGTAAACTGGTAATTGAATATTCCAGGAGAGCTCGCATTTTCATCAACTCTAAAATTTTTAAAATAACCTGTAAATTTTTCACCTTGCCAATACAAGATCATGCTAACAGCAAAGGCGCCTATTGATGGAATTAACTCTATTGAGTTTGGATTATTTTCCGTAATTCCTAATGCAGAATTTGTTATTTGTTCTATGGCAGATTTTGTTCCATCTACAATATCTGAAAAACCACCTTGAGTCAATTCATTTAATATTGATGTTATTCCTGTACCAACATTTAATTTTGATGTGTCTGATATTGCACTTTGTGTTACATCAGATAATAAAACTGAGCGTTCCAAGAGTATTTTATTAAATTGACTTATTTCATTTTTGTATATAGCATAAAGAATATTTATCGCCTCAATACCTCCAGAACCTGTGGAGCCACCAGCTTGTATTTCAGAAAGTTGCTCTCCCCAATACTGAACTGCATATCCACCTTTAGTTAGGGTTTCGCTAATAATTTTTGTATTTTGTATGTTGAATGTTTCTGGATTAACATATACTGGTACTACTGCTCTGCCAACCAAATCATCTCTACTTAAAGACTCTACGGTTAATGGTATTAAAAATTTCATAATGCGACGCGATACTGTCATTATAGCTCCTTAAGGGCCAAACAAATTACTTCCCTGTCTTCTTGTTAAATATTCACTTAATTTTTGAACTAATGAATCTATAGATACTTTCAGTCCATTTATCGCGTTATCTCCATTCGGATTTGAGACGTTTAATGTAGTTCCACTTAATGCTGTAGCTACAGACATTCCAATTTCATCAATATTACCTATTTTTTCAGCCAATTTATTTAAGCCATCACCTGTTGAAGATTGTAACTTATTTAATACACCCTCAAAGTCAAACTTCATTTCTTCTGGAGCTCTTGCGTTTAAATCTTTTAATATTTGTTGAGCCTCAGGGGAATCCATTGCTGTTTTTTGAAATTCTGAAAACACACCACTTAAGGAATCTCCACTTATTCTTAGACTTTCAATCAAAAGCTTATTCATAAGTTGTAATTCGGCATAAGTACCTGCTGTTGAAGCCGCCGTTTTTTCCTCAAAACTAAGTGTTTTGCTTTGACCTGTCATTGCCTCCTGTAATTGTTTTCCAAGCTCTGCTTGTAAATCAGCATCACCTTTTGTTGTGGCTTCACCAAGTTGTTGAAGTAACTCTAACGTTCTGTCTTGGTCAGCAGTATCTGCAATACCATATAATCCCTTTAACAGTTCTGTTTGAGTATAAAATGTCTTTTGAAGGGCTGGATCCTCAGCAGCTTGTTGAACCGTTATTATTTGGCCACCTGTAAACGATGATATTGTCTTTTTAACAGCATCAGCTAATTTTGCTGCTATTTGACCCTGATCCGTTTCTCCTTTTTGAGATTTTAAAAGCTCAGATCTCAAACCAATACTAGCACCTAGCGCTCCTCCGCCAGAACCGATATCTAAGCCACCACGTTGAAAGGTAATATACGCAGCGGAATAGTCTGATGTTAGTTTTGCTAATGATGTACTTAAACTTTCTGATAATTCTATTGCATTCATAAATCCTAATCCCATAGTATTTAATGAAGTGGCAAAACTTTGTAAAATCGGTTTGCCAAAGTTTGCAGTTACACCCAATTTAGTAAATTTAGAAGAAACTCCTTCTAAACTTCTGGCTACATCAGTTACCCTAATTCCAGTTTCTGACGAAACTTCTCCAAACATGCTCATTTGTTCAGCTGATTTTTGTGAACTTAACCCTTGCTTTGTCATAGCATTACCTAATAGATCAAGATAACTTTCCGTTGAGAGACCTATTGATTTTGAGTGCAAAAATGATGTATTTAGTAAATCCATACTACCTGCAGCAGAATTTATAGTATCTGTCATATGTTCTAATGGGATTCCAGCTTGTTCTAATCCCTTAACTGCTGCAATTCTATCTGCAGGTGTTATAAAGCCGAATTCCGCAGATGCATAATCTTGAGCTGAATTTATTATGTAATCAGAAAATCTTTTTGCTGATTCAAAACTACCATTAAATTTTGTAACACTATCAAATAATGTTGCATTAAGCTCTCTGGAAAAACCTGTAACAGAATCGATTCCTTTACCAACGGAATTAAATATTCCGGCTAATCTTGCTCCATTACCAATAATTAGCTCGAAGAGATCTCCTAGTTTAGAGAAACTACCACTAATTAAACCAAAATCTAAACCTAATGTTAAACTACTCCCAAGTTCCCCGATTGATGTCGTTAAATTTTTAACAACAGAGACACTTTTTTCAACGGAATTTATTAAGGTATCAAAACCAATTCCACCCTTTAATGCTTGATTATTCAAATCATTTAAAGCACCAGATGCACTCTCTATGGCCTCCTCAATACTACTTAAAACACCAGATATTTTACTTACTTCCGCCATTACTTAAATTTCTCCAATGTAGATCGAATCGAAGAAAGGTCTGTTGGAAGTTTACTCTTCAAACGAGCTTTCTTGTTAGACTCTAAGTTTTTAATATCTTTTTCACCTTCCATTTCCTTTATTTTTCTAACAGCTTCAAGCAATGGATTATTCTTATAATCTCCTGATAATATATGCTCCTCAAATTCATTGTTATCCTTAAACTTATGCATTTCTGAATTGCCTCTAGCTTCTTGTATTTTCTTAACAGCCTCCAAATTCCAAAATGAAGCTAAATATTCAACTAACATTCTTTGGTTTTCCAGTTCATTTTTATGGTCTTTATAAATCA